ACAGAACCAACAGATATTAGAACCATAGGGAGAAGTTTGTAAAATGCCTAATCAAGAATTAATAAAAACAGCAGCTAGTAAATATGCATCAATGGCTTGGGGCGATGTAGGTCGCAGCCTGCTTCAGGGTGTGGGTGTAGGTGCTGGTGTATTAGCAGTTGGAGCTTTAGGAGAAATTATTTCCGATAAAGTAAAAGACATTATACACGAAAGTAAAAGTAGCCAGTATTTTGAAGAAATGTTAGAAGCGCATCCTTCTCTTAAAAAAGAGGATCCTGAGGAGATAGCAAAATACTGGGCATCACTATATCATTTTGCTCCTCAGATGGCGCAAGATCCTTTAGCGGCTGGTGCGTATATTAAACAGTCTATTGCCAGATTATCTGGTGAGCAGTTTGGTGGACCGCCTCCAGAAACATTTAACACCTTAGTAGATGTTCAAAAGAAATATACTGAGGGTAGAGGAAAACCAAAAGAAAGTAGAATCGGATCATTACAACAAGTTATTCTTAGCAATGCTGTAAGCAATGCAATGAATTCGGCACACTAATATGTTTGAGAAAACTATAGAATTTAATTACGGTGATAATAATTCTGAGGTATTTACCTTAGTACATCCTGATGTATTTGTTAAAACTGCAGAGTACTCAGAGGAACTTGCTGAATTTATTGCAGATCTTAAGCCAGATAAAAATAAAACATATGCTTTAGTAAATGCTTTATCTGCTGGTGAATTCTATGGCCCAAACAGGAAGGGTGACTATTTTCCAGAAGAATCACTTAAACAGTATCATAAAACTTTTGAAGTTTTAGGGCACGTCTATAAGCACCACATAAATAAAGATCCAAATATGGCAATAGGTAAGGTTGTGTACTCGCATTATAATTCTAAGATGCATAGAGTAGAACTTATACTTGAGCTCGATAATGTAAGAGCTAGAGATGTTATTGTGGATTTATCTAAAGGTAAGTTACCTAAGGTGAGTATGGGGTGTAGGGTGCCATGGGACGAATGTAGTATATGTGGTTATAGAGCAAGGAGTGCAGAAGGGCATTGCGTACACGCCCGAGAACAAATGAATAAAGTCCTACCAGGCGGTCGTAAGGTGTATGTTAAAAATGTGCATCCTAAATTTTTTGATATTAGTGTTGTTACTATTCCTGCAGATCAGACTGCTGGATTTCTTAAGAAATTAAAAAGTGGTTCTGATGTAAAAGAAGATCAAATAAAACTTGCATCTTATAAAGAAAACAATTATATTAATTTAGTTAAATTGTCAGAAATAGATAATTTAGCTGAAATGAAAAAACAAATTGAAGGCAAGTTAGAACTGATACCAGAAAAATTAGCTCCTTTGGCTGAAGCTAAGTTAACAAAAGACGTGCTAGAAAAAACTTCTGCACATGAGTTATTATCAACTTGTTTAGGTTTACGCATTATGCCTGACCTAGCTTCCTTTGCTAAAATTGCTGAATCTGTTAAGGATGCAGAAGAAGTATTAAGTAAGGTATCATTAGATAATTTTAATGAAAAGATTGCAAAAGAACTGATAGAAGATATAGCCCAACTTGCTTGCACAAAGAATTTAATAGTAACACGGGGCTTGATTAAGAACGCACAGGTAGCAGCAGGATGGCAGCCTGAACAACCACCGGCAGAACGTAGTTTAGTTAGTAGAGTGTTTTTTGGTAATGAGCCAAATCCACCTTTAACACCGGAACAAAACCCGATAGTTCCATTAGGAATTTTAGGTACATTATATTATGGCTATGCGAAGGTATTTAATAATCCTTCACAAAATGGATTTAGAGAATTTATTGCAAAGAATCCATGGTTACTTCCAGTATTAGTTGGAGGCGCCGCAATTGGTACAGCAGCTGCTCAAGATAATTTATTTCAAAAACAAGCAAGCTCTGTAGATAGATTTTTCAGAAACTCATTAATAGCTTTTCCAGTTTTCTATATTGCTGCAGGTAATGCAGAGAACAAAGCACAACATGGCGAACCTATTAGTAGAACACAAAATTTTGTAAGAAAACATCCTGCATTAACTAGCTTAGTAGCCTCACTTGGCGCAACAAAAGCGGAAACTTTATTAAGAAAATCTTTTGATAAAGTAGCAACTTTAGTTTCCCAGATGCCTGAGGAGCAAGTTGACAAGTTATTGTTAGATCTTTAGTAAATTAATTCGGAGGAAACTTAATGAAGAACACAAATCTTAATATAAATGATCTTTTAAACCGTTTAGAAAATAAAAAAACAGCTTCACAGTTGTTTGCTAATGGCTTAGATCAATCAGAACCTACTAAAACTGCTGGAGAAGAAGTTGCTGTAGAACCAGTCGTTGCAGAGCCCGTTGTAGAGCCTGTGACAGAAGAACCGGTAGTAGAAGAAGTCGTAGCTGAACCAGTAACGGAAGAAGTTACTGCTGAACCAGTAGTTGAAGAGGATGTTGAAAAACAAGCAGCTATGGAAAAAGTCGCAGAAGCAGACCAGTATGGTAGAATAATCGCAAGATCTTTTAATGATGAATTAACCAAATTAGGTTTTTATAGTTATTTAGCATTGTTAGATGAAGTCGCAGAACCAAAAGCAACTACCGAAAAAGTCGCAGAAGTTGATGAAGATGGAGTTGAAAAACTTGCTGCTGCACAAAATATTTTATTAACATTATATAATCAAATTTTCTCGGAGGTAGACAATGGTTAATTACTTAGAACTTTATAATGAAATGGTCAGTGGTGGAGTTGAAAAAACTGCTACTGCTACTGAAGAAGTAGAACAAACTGCTGAAGCTGCAGAAGTAGACGCAAGAATGGAAACTATTTACAAATATGCTTCATTAGCAGATCACTTTTTAGCTGAAGAGTTTGGCGAAGATTATGCAGAAGAGGATGTTGTAAAACTTGCTCAGATGATGATCGTTGACGATCTTAAAAAAGAAGAAGAAGCTGAACAAAAAGAAATAGCGATGCAAAAAGTTGCAGAAATGTACCAACTTGGTAGAATCGCAGGTCGTGGTTTCAAAGACGAAGTTTACAATCAATAATTTTTAATTAAATAAAAAGTTGGAATATGGATTCTGAACTACAAAAATTAGCCGCAGTGGCTATTAGACAACTGCAAGACGAGAATAGTAAATTAGCAAACGAGCTAGTTAGCAGGAAAGAGGCTGAGAAATTAGCATTTCTAATGCTACATTCTGGTAATGTTACAGTTGAAGGATTAGAATCCACCATAGAAGATCTTTCAAATAAAACACCTATGGAATTGGAAATTATTAAAAAGGCTCAAGAATTTAACAAGGCTGCAAATTTTTCTGCATTTCGTCTTGGTAATGGACCTGAGTATAATACTGATAATTTAGACCCAATCACCAGAATGTTACTGGAAGATATTTAAAACAATAATAATCGGAGGATAGGTAAAATGTTAAAACCTTTAAGCAATCTGACGTTAGATACTAGAATTGAAGTTATCGCTTCACCCGGACTGTTAGCCTCGGGCGTAACTGGTACCTGGGCAAAATTAACGACCCCGGCTGTAGACGGTAGCATGCCGACAGCTGATTTACCGACCGCGGGCGGATTTGCTTTCCCAGTATGGTCAGAATCATATCGCGATAAAACAGCTGGAAAATGGTCACCAGATGTTGCCGCAACAGGACAGCTAACTTTAATTTACGGTAAATACCGTGCAGTCACAGATCAGGTAGATGTAAATAATCTTCCTGCAGTTGGTGATGCTTTATATGTTAATGCTGCTGGAAAATTAACCACAGTTAACACTGGAAAAGGAATCGTAGTTGCACAATGCTCAAAAGCAGCACATGATACTTACTATTTAAGTACAAAATTTACGAACTGTATTGAGTTCATTACTGTATAAGGAGACGGATAAATGGAAAATTTAAGTGCAAAACAAATTAACGAGTTATTCGTCGAAAAACTTCAATCAGAAGACGGAATGAAAAAAGTTGCCCAAGAGGGCAGTGCGTTCATTCGTCAGAAACTTCGTGAAGTTTCGTTTGCTCGTAAAATCGTTCAGCCGCAATATGTGACTGCCGATGATTTACAGAGATCAGTTAATTATGATGGAATGGTAAAAATCGTTGACATCGAACCTGATAGCTCAGCCATGGTTGTAAACTTCCGTGGTAACCCTACACCAGAATACATTATGGGCGAACGCTTTGAAATACCTTTCTATGGAATTGCAAGTGCAGACTTCCAGAAAACTGAAGAAGAGTTAATGGCTTATGAAATGCCGTTAACAGAAGTTATTGAAAGAAACAGTGTATTAGATATTCAAAGAATTGAAGATACCTCTTTCTTAACACATGTTAACCAAGCTATTGACCACGAAACAAATGATTTAGGACATACTACCAAAATTACAGGTAACTATGTTCCAGCTGGTCAGCCAGAAGCTGGGTCTGTCTCAAAGAATGATTTCAAGAGATTGTTTGATATTCTTGATGGTAATGAATTACGTTGCGAAATTCTTTTAATGGATAGCACGATGTTTAATAGATTAAGTCTTTATAATGCAACTACTGCGGGATCACCTTCTGCATCAGAAGTATTAGTTAATGGTTATACTTACTCGACACTATTTGGTCGTAAACTTGTTGTTTCTAACAAAGTTAGTTTACTTGCAAATACGGTTTATGCTTTCACAGCACAGGATTTCTTTGGCCAGTTCTTGATTTATGCAGATACCAAATTCTGGATTGAGAAAAAGAAAAATATTATTACCTTCTCTGCATACGAAAGTATCGGTATGGGTATTGGTAATACTAAATCTTGCGCGAAGTTAACACTGTCTTAATCGTGAGTAAATAATTAATATTAGGCCCGGGCAACCGGGCTTTTTTTTGTCCACTGATTTGATTATTAATAATTTTTGGATTATATTAATTTAGTTTATAAGAGGAAATTATATGACACTACAAGATAAAATATTTGAAACAGCTGTTGTTCCAGAAGACCAACCTGTAGTTAATGTATTTAGACGTAGTATCAGGGACGATGCTAATTTAAATAGGTTAGAGAAAGTACAGGAAAGTGAAGATTTAGATTTATACTATGCTTTACTAACAGCTGCGTCAGAAATCCGTACTGAGGTAAATGGTATTATAGAGATTAACTCGTTAAGAGATATTCCCTGGAACATTTTACAACAAGGTGCTTTACTTAAATTATTAACAACCTTAGGTATTTTGTCTGCACGTAATATGCTTACATATCAAGATGCTGGTGGAGTTACTGTCCAGGATTACGATAGATATGGAAGATACATTAATTACTTTAATGTACTGATAAATGGATATTGGCGTAGTGTAATGTCTTGGAAAACACAAGAAAATATAAATAATTGTTTTGGTGGAGTTCCATCTGAATATAGTTTAGGAACAAGAAGAAATGCAGGCTACGGATTTTAATGTTACCGCTAGTCGGTATTTTAACATATTATCTTGGAGAGTTACAGATGCAACTAGTCCAGTGCTTTGGGATATTTATCGCTCAGAGGCACCGGGTCAGGTAGGTAGTGTAGATGGGTATGATATAATTGCTAGTGGTATTAATTTACTTGATGGTGATTATTATGATTATACTGTTTCTGGGTTATATGATTTTCCACGCACATGGTATTACAATATAGTAGCTAGTGGACAATTTGCTAATACTGTTCCTATATTTTATGGTAGTAATCAATCTGATTATATTGTGGCTGAGATTTTATATCGTAAAGCGCTTATACTAGATGATACTAAGGCCGGTAGATATTTTAGATTTATTAAACGTAAGACTTGGGGAACGCATTGTACAAAGTGCTGGGATCCAGTTTTATTTAGACAATCAGATCCTTTATGTCCAGTATGTTGGGGCACTGGTTGGGTAGGTGGTTATTTCACAGCCCAAACATTTAAGGGCATGATTAATTCAGATCCTAATTATAATCAGATTACTATGTTCGGTGAATGGAGGCCCAGTGATGTAATGTTATGGACTTTAGATACACCACTACTCAACCCTAAGGACATTATCGTTGATGATAATAACAAACGTTGGTTAGTAGGACAAGTAAGATATGTTCAAAAATATGGACATATTATAGAACAAAATGCACAGCTATCATTACTATCAACAGATGATGTTATGTACTCATGGGAGATAAATTAATGGCACTAATGAAAACATTAACAACAGATCAAGGATTTGTAGTTAGTTATTTTAAAGTTGCAGATATTTTTTTAGACACATTCACAGATAAATGCTCGTTTAAAGTCTTTGCTTATGTAGATAATTTCGCACGACTTTCTAGAGCACCTCTAGAGTTTGGGGCGTATACAAGTAATATACATATTTACAATCTTTAGAAGTTTTTCAAGATGCACAGGGGGCGTAATGCAAACTAATGAAACAGGTTTAAAACTGATTAAAATGTCTGAGGGATTATTTTTACATACTTATTTATGTCCAGCAGGAATACAAACAATTGGTTATGGGCATACTGGCCCGGATGTAAAGATGGGTATGACTATTACCGATGAGCAGGCAACAGCTTTGTTAGTAAAGGATTTAAAACACTTTGAAGATGCTGTAACTAAATATGTAAAAGTACCTTTAAATGAAAATGAATTTTCAGCTCTAGTTTCTTTATCTTACAATATTGGTGAAGGATCTCCTACAGACACACATAAGCGTGGGTTATATTGGTCACCAGTACTTTCATATCTTAATGCTAACCAAAGACAGGAAGCTGCAGATTCTTTTTTAAATCATGATAAAGCTAGAGACCCGAAAACAAAACAATTGATAGAATTACCAGGATTAAAAAAACGTCGTTTAGCTGAGAGGGCTTTATTCCTTACTCCAGTTATTACAGATAGTCCTATTAATCTTATGGATTTTGATCTAATTCCTATAAAGCCTTTAGAGTTTATCCCTACTAGGGCAGTTATGTTGGGGGTATAAATATGTTTCAACTAGATGATATTAGAACAATTTTATTAGAACATACTCCGTTAGGAATTATCATTACAGATTTAACAGGTTCAATAACATACGTTAATAAGTATTTTACTAAACTTACGGGGTACACTGAAGAAGAATTATTAGGACAGAATCCTAGAATACTAAGATCAGGTAAACATGATGAATGGTTTTATAAAAATTTATGGGAAACTTTACTAAATGGCAAAACTTATAATAGTGTAATTTGTAATAAAAGAAAAAATGGTGCTTCTTATTGGGAAGAAATAGTAATAAACCCATTACACGATAGTAATGGCATTATAGTAGGGTTTGTTGCAATTGTCATGGATATTACTGCAGAGAGGGAAGCTAATTTGCAATTAAGTATTTTTATGGAAAACATGGAAGAACGTTTTATCATTTTTGATAATGAATTTAAAGCTGAAAAATTATTTCCAGCAAAAGAAATCTGGCCAATACCAACAGTAGAAATTCTTGGTAAAACCCCTCACGCGTTTTTATCTGTTAAAGATGCAGATGATCTAACAGAATTATTTAACAAAATAGATAATGGTGAGCCCGGACCATATACTTTATATTTAAATTTTAATCAACCAGACGGATCTAAAAGTATTTATGAATTTATAGTTAGTAGATTCAATTCACAAAAATTTGCAGTATGGGGACGTGATATTACCGATAAATTTCGCTTGAGAATTCTAAGTGATTTTAAGTCTAATATAAATACCCTGATTGAGGCTAATTCCCGTATGATTACACAACTAGGACAAATTAATAATGCAGACACAAAGTAAACAATTTGAAGAAATCTATGCAGGTCTTCCTGAAGAAGTACGTGTTATGGCAAATGCCGCGCATACTTTTTCTGAAGCATTAGCTATACATACCCGTGTTATGGAGGCTGTTGCAGATAATACTAAAGTTGTTAAAGACTATTTTACTGAAGCGCGTGGTGGGTTTATAGAGGATTTAGATAAAAAAAATGCTATAGTTATGGCTGCAATTAGAGAAAACAACCAAGCAATTGTGGGGGCTATAGAGCGTAGTTACCAACTACTAATAGAGAAATCTAGTGCTGAAAATGCTAAAATGATAAAAGCTTTTGAGGTCGGTTGTACTGATAAAATAGATACCTTGGAAAAATCTTTTAACTTAAGATTAATTGAAATGGGTAGGGACGTTGCTGCTAAGATAGCATTACTTATCGTGGGAGCTTCCTCTCTTGTAGGTCTTATAGTTTACCTAATAGAGAAAAGTGTTTTAGCTAGTTATATAGCCGCATCAGCGGTTAAATAAAAACTTGACAGTGTTTAAAATAAGTACTATATTAACAAATGAATATAAAACCCGTAGAATCAAGTATCGAGGCAGAAAATGCAATAAAACAGATTCATGATGAATTAAAGTCTAGAGCATTTTTAGATAGCTTGCAAGAGAATAGAATGGTAGATGATACACGTGAATTTCTAGATGCTCCAAAAGAAGCTTTAGCTGTACAACAAACATTAACCATCGAGGAATTTCTAAATGACTCTGCCAATAGCAATTAAGAGGTTATTTATCCAGTTTATACAGGCTTATTTTGCTGAAAATTCTTACTTAAGATGGAATTATGATATTACTAAAACTAAAATTGTTATTACTGATAGAAATGCTTTCGATATTGGTGTAGCGGTTAGAAGACCTAGTATTGTTGTTACTCGTGGAGACTTAGCTTGGACATTTATGATCCGTAACCAAGACGGTATAAATACATTGGGTAAAAATTTTATAGACGCCGCGGGGTCGAAAGCAACTGGTGCTAAATATCCAAGGATAGCTTTAGATTTAGTTAGAGGATCAATTACTTTTAATGTTATTTCTAAAAATGGTTTACAGGCAGAAAATATAGCTGATATGATTTTTTCGGCATTAACTTCTTACAAGAAAGACTTAATGGCAGCGGGTGTTCAACAATTTTTAAATCTAAGTATAGGCGCAGAACAAACGATTAGTCAGAAATCTGAAATTCAATTAATAGGCGTTCCAGTAAATTTAGCTTTTTATTATAGACATTCAATTATTACTGATGAGCGTTTATATAATATTAAAATATTAGTAAATGGTGAAGAGTGGTTTGAAGGAAATAATTCAGATTTTACTATTCAGGCAAATGGTACACAGATTCAATTTAATAATCAATTACCGAGTAATGCAGATATTAAAATTTATTATGTAGATGCAGTTACTTTAGAAAATACGGAAACCTCGTTAGTGCAGTCAGATGCTTTATTATACACTATTCCTAATGGTGGTGCCGTTTTAGGATTTTACAACGTCAATACTGCTATTCAAGCAACAGTAACAAAGGAAGTCGATAATGGTGATGCAACAATTAACTACTAATGAGTATAATGCTTTTATAAAAGGATTTTTAGAGGAATTAGGTATTGAAAAAGACGCTAGTTGGGAAAGTGCTGTTATAGAAGGATTAGCTAAGATTGCACCTAAGGTGGAAAATTTTGGTGAGTTTGGTAAGAACTTATCTGAATTTACAAATGTAGCTAGTAACTATTTAAATACTGGCGAAGATGCCTTAAAAGCTTTTTTAAAATCAAACGCACCGGCTCAGGTATTAAAACAAGATGGTAAATATATTGCAACCGCGGGAGGTAAGGTAGGAACTGAGGGCGGTGTGTTAAGTTCATATATACCTAATTTTCTTTCTGAGGCTTCACGCTACACACAAAATTTAACAGCAAATGTTGGTGAAACACCAGGTCTTTGGAATAAAACTAAACAAATTGTTAATAATTTTGGTCAGTCTGAAGTAGACGCGTTACGTAATTCGAGATATATGATTAAATCTATAGATGAAGTCAATGCTGGAAACTTAAACATTGTTGCTGGTAAAAATGGGGATATGTTTTTACAACGTAACCAGGGAATGTTTTCTGGTATGAAGAATAAAATTATGAATCCTGAAGCACTTTCCTTTACTGATGGTAAGTGGACAGCTCCGGAAGGAACAAACATAATTGCAAAGAAAAAATTACCAATGCAGGCAGTAGG